GTGACAAATTGTCACCATGAGGGTGATGAGAAACTGGCTGAGGTTATCCGTGTCTATGAGGACAATATTCACCCCATCAAAAGCATGGTTGAGCGTGAGAAGCTCCTGGATCTTTATGACCGGTACAAACCTGAGTGGGTAAAGAGGGCCATCGAGGAAGCGGCCCTTTCAAATGGCAGGAATGTGAAGTATGTATCGGCTATTCTGGACCGTTGGGATAATTTGGGCGTGGCCAGGCCATGGGAGGTGCCACGGGGATTCAGACATGAGAGCCGGGGCAAGGAAAGATTGGACAAAGCATTGAGTATGCTGGAGGAAATAAATGGACACCAAGAAAGAAGCACAGATATTGAAGATACTGGCAATGTACCTTGAGGCATTTCCACAAAACAGGATGGAACCAAGCGGGTTGGTTATTTATGCAAAGGCCCTTAACAAGTATTCTCCTGAAACAGTAAAGCAGGCTATGGACAAGCTTATTATGACCAGTAAATTCTTTCCCTCTGTGGCTGAGATTATTGAGAACATACAGAGTCTTGCAAGCTTTGCCGAGGGAACGGCAGTATTGAGTGAGGCTGAGGCCTGGGAAAGTGCCATGCGGACAATCAGGGATCACGGCATATATAACCAGAAGCCGTGGGAGTTTGAGAACAAGAATATTGAGAAGGCGGCCCGAATGTTTGGGCTGATGGAACTGGCTATGCTGGAAATGGATGATGTGAATATAGCCAGGGCACAGTTTACCAGGTTCTACAGGTCGGTAATTGACCGGGATAAGGACGCAAGACAGAATCATCTGGTGCTCAGCGGACAAGGTATCGGCATGATAGGGAACATAAAACTTGTAAAGGGACAGTGAAAGCATGGGCAGATTAGGAAAACAGCTTAAGCGAAAAAAAGAGGTAGCTATCAAGAAGATCGTCTACCGTGAGACCGAGAAGCAGGTCAAGGCAGAGAACCGGGAAACCAAACCCTGGGAAAGAGGCTTTGAGAATGGTGCCCTGACAGATGCCATTCAGCTGAGAATCAAGGTAAGGGAGCTGATGCGGGCATGTGGACAGTGATAACATTCCTGCTGGGGGCCATCAGCGGTGGCCTATTGGTTCTGGTTATTATGCTGGTGGCTGTCCATGGATATGTGGACGGGATGATTGATGGAGGCAGAAAATGAATAAGGTTACATTGACCGGGCGGCTGGCCCGTGATCCGGAAATGAGATACACAACCACTGGTAAGGCAGTATGGAGAAGAAAAGAGGATTGCGATGTATGTGCATACTATACAGGTGGGCCATGTGATTATACGGAAGCGAGGCAAAGAATAAGGGGTGAGGATATGGCTAGACCAAAACAATGTACAAGCTGTCTTTTCTTTATTCTCCAGAGAGATGTTCCAATGAATATATTTAACAGGATGTCCCTCATGTATGATGGCTGGTGTAAGTGGTACAAAGAAGAGAGAGACAGGGACGAAAAGACCTGCCTGAGGTATAAGCCGATGGTAGAGAGAAACAAGGTATAGGAGGATTTTGGGTAAATGCAGGAAGAGCTGAGATTTTACAATGATTATTATCAACTGACTAAGCGGTATCTGAGGAATCTCAATAAGTTCAAAACGGCACTCAGGAACCTGGAATCAAAAGCGAATAATCTGGCAGAGACAATGGAAGGCTATGAGGATGTGGCTGCACCTATTGCCACTTATGGAGAATCTACTCACGGAGTCCATAGGCCCTTGAATGGCATTGAGGCTGCAGCCGAAAGACACATTGAACTTAAAGATGACTGGCACTACCTCAATGCTGACAGAAAGCAACTTGAGACTATTATCCAGAACGTCGAAAATGCTGTTGCAGCTCTTCCGGCAGAAGATCAGACTATTATAAAAGATTATGTGATTAATGGCTCTAATATACTGGTGGTGGCAGAAAAGTACCATTACAGTGACCGGACTATCAGGAACCGAACCAAGAAAGCCATATTAGATGTCGCTCTTATGATATTTGGAATCAAGGCCCAGCCAACACATCTGTCATTTGTGTTTGCGAAGTAAAAAAAAAAACACTTCATAAAACAAAAATATTGTTTTATGGAGTGTTTTGCGCTAAAATAGGAAATAAAGGAGGTAGGTTAATTATGAGATTATTGCAAGTTGGCATAAGTAATACTAAGGCCTTTAAAGACGAATTGGTATGGGATTTTAATACTAGTGATGGTGTTAGAATGACTGATGCAATGAGTGAGTTTGATATGCCAGCTTATAAGATTAAACCTGGGCTTTATACTCAAACTGCAATGGGCGTAGTAGGATTAAATGCTACTGGCAAAACAACAATGCTTGAAATACTTTCTTTGATATTACATGTAGTGTTTGAACATCAATTATTAAGTTATCCAGAAGCAAATAGGATATTGAATAAAATATATTCTCAAGATCTGGGGCCGTTAAAATGGAAGATTGTTTTTATAGATGAAAAAAATGTTTACAGACTGGATTCAGTAATTGAGAAAAATAAGAATTTTGTTTTTCAATATATAGATGAAAAATTATATAAAAAAAGGTTATCATCCTCTTCCATGAATGGCCTTTTGGAGTTTCAAAATGATGATTTGTGGCGTGATAGAAATGATGAAATTAATAATCCGTTTCTAAAGCATGATGGTACAATTGCGCAATTGGTTGGGGAATATGGTGGTAAAATAATATCTACTGAAGCAGCAGTAAATTTTAATATGCCATATTGGCGGGGGCGACCGGATGAAAGATTTATAAAATGCTTTGACCCCAATATTCAAGAAATCCAAATATCTGGAGATTTATCAAATAATAGTGCTGCTAAGATGGTATTGTCATTCCACAATCAGAAAGGTAGTTATAGTGGTGATTGTCTTGCATTAAGTACATTTTTGTCATCTGGAACTATAAAAGGATTATCATTGTTACCTCTGCTTATCGAAGTATTTAAAACAGGTGGTTATCTAATAATTGATGAAATAGAAAATCATCTTAATAAAAAAATAGTAGAGTGGTTTATTAATTTGTTTTCGGATAGGCGTGTAAATCCCAAAGGAGCATGCATAATATTTACAACGCATTATCCTGAATTATTGGACATATTTAAAAGAAAAGATAATATTTATGTAAATGTTCGAGATGAGAGCAACTTTATAAAAAGCGTGCGTTTTTCAGATATAATTAAAAGAAATGAACTATCCAAAAGCAAGATAATACTTTCAAACTGTATAAAGGGTACTGCTCCCTCGTATGCTGATTTGGATGAAGCTAAGCGTTATATTATTAACTTACTTGACGAGGGGCAGAAGGCATGACTGGGTTGAATGATTACTCTTATGTATTTATAACATGTGAAGGGAAGAATGAAGAAGCTGTTTTTTATTATATCGAGGAAAATCGCCATTTTGTGATTAAGGATAGAAACTGTTATTCAACTGATTACATAAGGACACATACAACAAAAAGCAGAAAAGCATTGTTAAATACGATATTTGAGTATGATTTCGATGGCCCTGTGTGTATATTGGATATAAAGGATAGGTTTAATGAATCTTGGAAACTATCCAAAACAGAACAGAAATTAATAGAGGAGAAAAATATAAGTATTATTTCTGTTGTCACTTATCCTGAAATAGAAATATTACTTGTATTAAAAAATGAAGTTTTTTTTAGGGAGTGGCAAAAGAAGAAAAGTGATGTTAAGCCATCAGAGTTTTGTAAAGAACACTATGGTTGTGATATGAAAAATGGTAAGGATTTTTTATTACAGTTTTCTTCTTTTGAGGAATTTAAAAATATTTGTGAGAAGTATAAAAAACAAAGTAGTAACAAAGATGTTTTAACATTGTTTGATATTATGGAATAATATCACTATCTTCTTGTGGATAACTCGGAGAGGAAAATATTTCCGTTTTGTTTCCAAAAGTATTCCTTTATTCTAGTTGTATATATGATAATATGGTAGTGTGAAATCTTGAATGAAATTATTTTAGAATCCCTAATAGAAGATACCGCTTGTACACAGTACAGGCGGTTTTTTCGTGGGTGAAAAAAGCCATCAATATTCCTTGATGGGAATTTCGCTACTGGCAGGAGCTTCAAGGGCATGAGGTTCCTGCCATATATAAACATGAAAGGTGGTGATGTGGTGAAATTAAGCATAAAACAAAAGCGGTTTATTGATGAATACATCATAACGGGAAATGCCAGTGAAGCTGCCAGACAGGCAGGGTATAGTGCTAAAACAGCTGACAGAATAGGTAATGAAAACTTGAAAAAACTTGTAATTCAGCAGGCTATAGCCGACAGGCTCAGAGAGCTGGACAGTAAAAAGACCGCCAGCGTAAAGGAAGTGCTGGAATTTCTCACATCAACACTCAGAGGCGAAATTACCGACGAGAATATTGTCGTTGAGGGCGTGGGCGATGGGGTGTCCGAGGCCCGGATAATGGAAACCACAGTATCATCCAAGGACAGGCTGAAGGCTGCAGAGCTTCTCCTGAAGCGGTACCCTCGTCAGCTGGATGAGGAAGAACAAATAGCGAGAATCAAGAAGCTGGCTTCCGAGGTTGATAAGCTGGATACCTCTAATGATACAGATGATGTCATAATCGTGGATGACTGGAGCGAGGTGGGCGAAGATGCCGAAGGTGAGACTTAGTAACATTGCCTCTGCCCAGTTCCGTGAAATCCATCGGGATGTAATGGCCCACAGGCACACTTATTACTGGCTGAAAGGCGGGCGAGGTTCTACCAAGTCATCCTTTATCAGCGAAGAATTGCCGCTACTGATGTTGAAAAATCCCCTCTGTCATGCGGTGGTGCTGCGCAAGGTTGGAAACACCATAAAGCACAGTGTATTTGGCAGCTATACTGCTGAGGGTGAGACTGTGACCCCGCTTGATGACCACATTTTGGATATCTCCGGTGGTTCCGGCAATGCTGCGAAGATTTCCGCATCCGGCTTTATTGATGCCCTCCAGCTTCTGGGTGACGCACAGGGTGACCTCACTGCTGTAGCAATGCACTCTGCCACCAAGGCATATCTCAAGAAGCAGAACCTCATCACCACCGAGCGTGATTCCACTGATGTGGAGTTTGATGTTTACCAGGGCCGCCGTGTTATCGTTGACGATGGTTGCCCAGTATCTGAGGGTGTTTACACCACATATCTCTTTGGTCAGGGTGCTGTGGCCTTTGGTGAAGGTTCTCCAGAGGGCTTTGTACAGACTGAAACTGACCGCGACAAGAAGTACGGTTCCGGTATTGATTACCTGATTAACCGTCACACCTTTATCCTGCATCCACGCGGAATCAAGTGGACCGACACTGTTCGTACCAATGTTGAGTCCCCTAGCCGCGCTGAGCTGGCCAATGCAAAGAATTGGCAGCGCGTATATGAGTCCAAGCAGATTCGTCTGGTAGCGTTCAAGCACAAGATCGGCTGATTGAAAGGAGGTGAGCGCCGTGAAAAGCTCCGAGTATTGGCAGCGCCGGTTCGACGAGCTGGAAGCGGCGCAACTGCGTAAGGCCGAGAGATATAATGCGAGGGAAGTGGATAGACAGTTCCAGATGGCTCTGGCCAAAATTGAAAAGGAACTGTCCTATTGGTATCAGCGTCTGGGTGAGAACAACAGCATTTCCGCCAATGAGGCAAGGAAGCTGTTGGCCGCCGATGAGCTGAAGGAATTTCACTGGAATGTTGAGGAATACATTCTAAGAGGCAAGCAAAGCAATTATTCCGATAAGTGGAAAAAGATGCTGGAGAATGCCTCCGCAAAGATGCACATATCGAGATTGGATGCCATGAAGCTGCAGATTCAGCAGCAGATTGAAGTGTTGTATGGCAACCAGGTGGATGGGCTGGATGAGCTCATGCACAACATGTATACAGAAGGTTTTAACAGGAGCGCCTATACCCTTGATACGGGTATGGGCGTTCACTATAATCTGGCCACAACGGACCCAAGGCGTATTGATGCGATTATCAACCGCCCATGGGCCGATGATGGCAAGACTTTTTCAGACCGGCTGTGGCGTGACAAGGACAAACTTGTAAACGCATTGCAGCAGGAAATGACTCAGGCAGTTACAAGGGGCGACAAGCTGGGGGACGCAGTCAAAAATATTTCTAAGCGGATGGGGGCTGCGAAATCCTCCGCTGCGCGCCTTGTGATGACTGAGAGTGCTTTTATAAGTGGCAGGGCCCAAAGGGACTGTTTCAAGGATTTGGGCGTGGATAAATATGAGTATGTGGCCACGCTGGATAGAAAGACATCTGAGACCTGTCGTGCTTTGGATGGCAAGGTCTTTGAGATAGATGATTATAAGCCGGGGACAAATGCCCCGCCAATGCACTGCTGGTGCCGTTCCTGCATTGTCCCATATTTTGATGATATGGAGATGTTGGGAAAACGCGCCGCCCGTGACCCGGAAACAGGGAAAACCATCCTTGTGCCGGAGAGTATGACTTATCGGGAATGGGAGAAGAAGTATGAGGCTCCTATTTCTGGTAAACACACCGAGAAAACTGATTCGAATCTGATACCTGATGGACCTGTGGAAAATAAAGTTCCGTCTGTTGATTCTGCGATAGATAAGCTTAATGGGCATACACTGGAGCAACGTTTCATCAAATCCGACTATGATGCCGTACAAAAGCTTCATGCTGAACGACTGGCTGAATATGAAAAGGCACAGGAGAAGGCAAGCGAGCTTGATTTGGAGTTTATTATCAATGCTACTGAGGAGTCTCATAAAGCTGCACTTAAGGCCTCTGAATTAAGGGATAAGGCACTCAAAGCCATGCAGGAAACTGAGGCGGCTATAAAAGCGGCCCGCAGTGTTTACCAGGCACAGATTGAAAATAAGATACTTGGCGAGAACCTTGCTAGTGGTATTAAACTCAGTCCTGAAATGGACATAGAAGCAATGGACACTGTTTATAATGTGGCCAAGAAGCTGGTTAAAGATTACAATTTACCAATTTTGCCAAGCGTTGAATACCGCCCAGCATTCTTCAAAATGTTGGGCAGTAAAGCGCACGCGACTTATGACTGGAACAAGAAGAAAATATATTTGAATGAAACCTTTGCTAATCCTGCTGAGTATATTCAGCACAGAAAATTTGTTGAGCAGCAGTATAAGGATCGCAAAGCCAGTCTGAAGGAAGTATACGAAAATCAGCTTGAAGGTGCCGAGGAGAATTACAAGAATGCTGAGGATAAAGGCCATAAGGCTATGGCTCAGAGTTCTATCAATTATGCCAAAGCCGAATTGACCAAGAACAGGTACGCTGTTGCTGAAACTATAGATGATACTCTTATCCATGAGTATGGCCATTATCTGCATGATACCCTAAGCTATTGGGAAAACGGGTTCCATTTGTTCGGTAGTAAGAGCATGAAATCTGTAAAGATTAACAATGAATACTTCTGGAATAATTCCTTGGCTGGCAAAGTTGAGGCTGCAAAGGTTAGTGGTTATGCTACTGAAAATCCTCTGGAGTGTTTTGCGGAATCTTTCAATGCGTTTATGAAGGGCAAGAAGCTTCCTGATTCTTTGGATAAAATGATGTGTGAAGCCTTTGAAAAGACAGGGACTAAAATTCCTAGGAAGACAGGAAACTTTGTAAATGTAGATAAAAATGCTATAATGGACTCCAGTAATGGGGGAGGCGAGTCATCTGTGAATGAGGTTCATCATGTTTGTAATCTGGATAAAGATATCTACAAGGTTGTGGCAAAAGATATTTCAACTGATGAAGTAATTATTACGGATGAGAGAGTTAGTCATATAAAAAATCGTCATCCTAATGACTATGAAAAGTATAAAGATTACATGATACAAGCTATTCAAAATCCTAATTATATAATTGAAGCTAATAGACCTAATACCGCGGTCATATTAAAGAAAATAGAATACGATGGCAAGGAATTTAAAGTAGTAATGAAAATAAAAACATCGACTGATCCGAAAAACTATAAAAATTCAGTCATTACCTTTATGAAAATTGATTCTAAAGAGTGGTCTCGTTTAGTAAGAAATAAGAAAATACTTTACAAATCGGGTGATAAAATATAAAATGAATGTAACAAATAGGTACTTGAGGTAGTAGATTTCGTCCGGACTACACGCCGATGGTATGACAGGGGAAACCCGAGTAGATGCAGGAGAAGCGGACGCCTGCCAAGTATCTATATGCTGGAAGGAGCTGTTGCTTTTGCACGGCTCCTTTTGCTTATATCCAGGGAAAAACTGCAGAATATATGGTATTAAGGATATTATTCCGGGTGCCTAATAAACCGTCTGAGAAATCAGGCGGTTTTATATTGCAGAAAATAGGAGGTATGTACATGCAATGGCCGCAGGTAGTAGCTATAATTATGCTGACAGCGGGACTGATAAGTAGTATTTGTCTGCACGGCGAAACTACTAAAATTAATTGGATCACCAAACTAATTTCAGCAATTATATGGTCTGTTGTTCTTGGCTATGGTGGTTTTTGGGGATAATATGGGGGGTGACACTTATGGAACTTAATCATATAGATGCACACTGTATAGCCAGGCTGTTACAGATGGCAGTTTTCGGGAAGGGACTGTCGATTCTCAATGCCTGTCAATACTGCCACTACCCATGTCATAAGCTAAATAAGACTGGAGAACCTGCAACGCGGTTCAATGATGTTATGCTGCAATTGCAAAATGAGACGGGTGTGGATTTATCGCCTGGTATATATGGTTCTTTAGAGCCACATGGTTTCCCATATAAAAAGTTCCTGAAGAATGCCAATGAAGAGGTCAAAGAGCATTTCAGGAACTTTTTTAAAGATGTTTAATACTTAAGGATGGTTAGGAGCTTCAATAAAAAGCGGGCATTGCCCGTAACTGTCTAAATGATTGCACGAATCAACATTTGGACATTCAAAGCCTGTTTTCTTATAATTCGTTTGGCTTTGTCCTAAAATGGATACACTGGCATATTCAACATCAATAGTGTATGTATCATTAATCATAGGACAGTAACCTGTGTGTGAAGCACTGGAAAACATGGCAGTCACCTCCTTTCAATCCCAAATTATAGCACAGCAATATCAAGAAAAATTATTTTCGGGAGGTGGTAAAAGGTGACACTGGATATTAACGATTTAAAGCCTTTGCTAGGGCTGGAGGTAACTGATACCAGCAAGGATAGCGTATTGACCTTTGTTCTGGGCAATGTGGCTGAGGTTATCTGTAATTATTGCCATATTGCGGAAGTGCCTCGGGGGCTGGAGTATACGGCCTACCGCATGGCCATGGACCTTTATCGAAATGAGGGCATCGGTGAAGCTGACAGTGAGGATACACCAGGCAGGGTAACTTCCATTGATGAGGGTGACGTGAAAACATCATTTGCTGCGTCCCGCTTTGATATCTCCTATGTACATTCGCTGCTGAAGGTGTACACGCCTCAGCTGAACCGATACAGAAAGCTGGTGCGTAACGATGATTGCTAAGCTGGCCAAGGCCCGTCAACGGGCGAGGAAATACACAGAGGCTCTGTATACCGTAAAGAAAATGGTAGATAAGGGACTGCTGACAGGTGGTGGCTTAAAAGACGCAGGCGGTTATCCTGCCGACCTTGACCTGTCTTTGGATATGCTGAGGCTATTTGTGGTAAATGACCGTGCTGGCCTTTATTAATAAGGAAAAATTTTAGGGGCCATTAATTAATAAGGAGGAAAACGATTATGAGTAAATGGGTAGAAATGCGTGACAGTATCGTACAGACATTGAAAGTGGAGGAGGTAACCGAGGAGCTGAAGACCAAGGTTACACAGTCTATCATTGACAATGTGTTCCCAGCAATTGAGGAAGCGGTAGCTAACTTCGTTGCCAAGGTTCGTGAGCAGGCTCCTACCGAAACTGGCTGGTGCCGCATCCGTGATGGCATCGTGCTGCCACTGGTTCTGGAAGGTCTGGTATTTGTGGCCAAGACAGTGCTTGCCAAGTCACTCGCAGCAAAAGTGTAA